AGATTTATGCACAATGCCTTCTTTGATTAACTTTTGAACCTTAAATTCCACTTGATGTTGCTTTAAATCTGTTAGCTCGGTTATTTCGCGCATTGTCATGCCTTGACGGTTTCCGCGCTGGAGAATTTGCTGGATCATTTTTTAATCTCATTAAGTTGATAAGGGTGACAGGTTAGATTCCATCTGCCTGCAAATTGCAAATTTTTAAATGCAAAATCCTGTCTAACTGCCGCGCTTTCACACGAAGCCTTATCCGCAAATTCAATTGTTGATTGTGTAAGCTCACCGTGAGTTGTTACAGCGATAATTAAAATATAAGCTGTTGTTGCGATCATTTCCCTGTACTCCCAAAACCACCAACATTACGCTCAGTCACTGCGCTAAATTCCTCAACTTCTTCAAATATTGGACGCAATACAGGCACGAAAAACATTTGAGCAATGCGTTCGTTAGGTTGAATTCGATAACTATCACCATGTGTCATGCGCAACTTAACCATAATTTCGCCTTGATAATCACTGTCAATTACGCCAACCGTGTTCATTAAGCCAACGCCATAATTAAACCCTAATCCACTGCGCGGAACAATCAAACCAACAACAGACTTAACAGCAATATGAATTGAAATGCCTGCAGGAATCAACACAGGCGTTTCTGGTGTCAAAAGCATGGTTTCTTCAATACAAGCGCATAAATCAATAGCTGCTGCGCCTTCGGTTTGGAATTGCGGAATAACCGCGATTGGTCTTACTTTTTTTATCTGCATAATGTCATCTCCCATTGTGTAGGCATGTCGCCAATCCACGTTTTTAAAAATTCCCGTGCGGTTTTATTTCCGCGCTGGCTTTCTGATAAATTAATGCGCTTAATTTGTATATGCTCGATTCCTTCATCATCAACAACCAACCTTCTACCAATCAGATCACCGCAGTATTTCGCAAACTCTTTTTTATCATAAAAAAACACTCTCCAGTTTTTTACAATGCGCTCAAATCGTATTGCATTTCTCATGCGATAATTAACCGTTTGTGGTGATAAACCATGCTCAGTAGCAAAGTCTAAAACAGTCTGTTCATCTTCGTTTGGGTGGCAAACAACAATATTATTAATTCTAAAATTATAATTATCACCGTCTTTAAAAATAACAGCATCTTCAAAACTTGGATAATAACCATGTGAAAAGAAAACAGCCATGCGCCATGCTGTAAAATATTTTTTGCCACCTTCTTTTTTAACGCAAATGGTAGCCTGCCGATTTGCGTAGTTAAAAGCCAATGGCTTGTCAGGTGTTCTTTTTCTGTAAAACGTGCCTGTGCCGCCACAATAAATAATATTTTCTTTTATACTTTCCAACTCTTTAAGCGAAACTTTTAAATCTCTTTTTATTGGTTGCACCATGCTATTACCTTTGATGTTCAATTTTTAAATCAAAAATAGGGCGTATTTCATGACAACGATCACACTCTCTAATTCCTCTGCTTACATATTGCCGCCATGTTTTATGCTGGCAGTTTGTTGCGCTTGGCGTTGGTGTTACCTTCTCAACTGGTTTAATCAATGCCATAGCCATATCCCCGCTAATATGAGTGCTAACACATAGAATATTAATGCTGCAATGTCGTCAATCTCCACTCGCGTACTCCACCATAAAACAAACTATTAAAACAAAAATGCCAGTCCAAAAAATTAACTCAGCCATGTTTACGTTCCTCTATAAATTTTGCCAATATAAATTGAATATCAATGGTTTCTTTAATGCTGCGCAGTTTTTGACGCTTCAGGCTTTTACGTTCTTCTTTTAATTCATTAAGCCTGTTAATCAGGTGTTCTTCTAATGCAATCTGTTTCATCTCGCCACCATATCCCCAGCAACATTGCGTTGCATCTCATAAACAGTAAAAATCTTACCGTCTCTTAAAACAAACTCGCCAATATTTGTTTTAATAATTTCATAATGATGTCTGTGTGTTGCTGCTATTGTAATAAAGCAAAGCAATGCACCTATCAAGAATGAACAAATAGCCACCCAAATTAAATCTTTTTTCATTCTACCACTCCAATCCCATGTGAAATTTCAGCAAAAACAATACCTTCTTGAAAGGCTATTTGTTCACATTTGGTATTATATGCTTTTGACATTCTTTCTCTAATCTCATGTCCAAAAGGTTCACTTTTTAATGGTGCTAGGTAGACAGGAGTAACATCTGTAACGTTATGCCATCTTATGTAAGGCTTATCAACTTTAAATACTGTTTGAATATCTCCGTAACAATCTTCCTGCTTGTATAGATAACCAACTGGTGAAACATCTTGATTAAGTATAGCGGTTTGCTTTTCGTTCCATTCAATCAATTTTTTTATAAAACATTCCTCGTGCGGTTCAGTACATTCACCAATATCATCATGAAAATTTTGTATTTCTTCTAGTTGTTTTTGTGTTAGTAAGCTCATTCTACTACTCCCGTTGCGCTGTCATTGCAGACAGCAGTGATGATTCTGGTTGGTCTTTTGCTCATCTGGTAAGCACCAACAGCAAGATTCCATTCTTCTTTGGCGTTAGCGCATGCTTGGCGCGTGTCATAAGGTATTGCCGTTGTTGTGTAGGCAATGCGCTCAACCTGTGTTGTATGGCCTTTTTTGTCGATTGTGGTATCGACTGTTAAAAATGATAAAGTTAGTAAAAGAGTTGCGCTCATAAAACCGCCTTTAATTTTAATAATTCGCGTTTAATTGTGTAAAGCTCAGTTGTTGCTTTATTGCTTTTAGCCCAAAAATAAACAGCGGTTAAAATAAACACCACATAAGCAATGCCTGTTTGATCTAACATCTTTAAAAATTCAATCATAAATCACCTTTGTATTAAAAAAAGCCACTTGTCTTAGCGGCAGAGGTAGGAGTAAATTTTAAATTAATTCTAAATAGTTTAAGTCCGATTTAAAATCGTTTAAGTAAATTTCATCAATGCCTTTTTCTGCTTTATTAAAAATATTAACTAAATTATCGTCAATGTGCTCATAAGTAATTTCAGTTAGTTTTTCAGAGTTCATTTCTTCGCCATTTTCATCAAATAAATTAACTTCTGTTACATCAATTTCTCTATTATCTTCAATGTCATGATAAAAGTCTGCTGGAATATATGAACCAGATAACATTGCAGTAGCACCAACGCCAATTGTTACACCATCGTTTGATACGATGTCGAAGTAAAGTTGTATTTCCATTAGATTTCTCCTAAAATATCAGTAACAATTCCATTTACTTTAACTTTCATTCCATTTTCGTCAAGTGTTTCAGTTTCTACATAATCACCAATTTTAACTTTTGTATAAATCGGTGCTATAGTGTCGTCGTTAATTAATATTGTTGTCATTGTCATTTTATTTACTCCAGTTATTTTTGTTATACGTTTTTGTTAACGTGCGCATATAGTAAAACAAAAATTTACTATATGCAAGCATTAATTAAAAATATTTAAAAAGGAATATCATCATGCTGTGGTTGTTGTGCAGTTCTAGCAACTTTATTTTGTGCTATTTCCTCATAAGCCTGCGCAGGTGTTTGATAGACTGGTTGTGCCTGTACTGGTTGCGCGTTTGTGTCGCGCTTGCCAACTAAATCAATAATATTAGCGTTAATTTCCAGCGTTGTTTTTTTAACTCCATCTGTTCCTGCAAATTCGCTTTGCGTCATTTCGCCCGATATGAACACTTGTTGCCCTTTCTTCAGGTAATCTTTTAAACTTCCTTCTGCGCGTTTACCCCATAGCGCAACGCGGAACCAAATAGTTTGCTGTTTATCGCCAAAGCCGATGTTATTGGCTACCGCCACATTTAAAACAGTTTGCCCGCTTGCTGTATATCTTACTTCTGCATCACGTCCAACCGTACCTGTAAAACTAATTACGTTACTCATAATCTAAACTCCTAATAAAAAAATTGCTAAATCAACGCGCTTTTCTAGCTCGTATCGTTCCTCTTGTGTCACAAGCCATTTATAGCGCATGACATTTTTATAATATCCTCCATTAATTAAATATGGTAATTCTTCATCTTTTGCATTAGCAATAAAATGAAATCGTCTGTCGTCTTGATCTAATGACGCTGACCTGATTGCGTCTAACTCTTCTTGATATGGGCAAAATACAATTAATTCCGCATAATCTACGCCCGTTAAAATAGCGTTGCTTACAAGTTGCCAATAATATTCTGGGAAGTCATCTTTCAATGAATCATTTTTAAATGATTTTTCAAGTTCACAAAAATTTTTTAATTGTGGGCATTTAATATCTCCAACACAATCAGAGCCGATTAAATCTGGCGCACCAGTCCAGCGGGTAAATTTAGGATGAACTATACGCTCAGTTGACGCTAATTCGTACTCTAAGCCGATATGATGATCGTTTACATAAGACTCGACAAACGTACCCCATAAAGCAGTGCGTGATGATTGGTCAGTGCTTAATGATCTACCCAAACGCATTTCATACCGTGTTTCTTCAATATATGTTAACGCTGGCTTACCAAGTGAATCAGCCGCCTTTCCATTTGTCATCAATTTATAAATATTGCTACTGCTAAACGTTCCTGATCTCATTATTTGCTCTCCAAAAATAAAATTAATTTTTTGTAGCTGGTTTTCTCTCGATTATTAACGATGCGATGCGCATAATGCAGTTCTTTTTCGCTTAATAATTCAGTTTTTAGCGTTAATTGCTCAATTGCGTAATTCCAATCTTGAGCAATGAATCTTACTTCATCTTTGATTTCATCAACACTTAAAACATCACGTCTATTTAAGTTTGCGCCAAACAAATCGCCAAAATGATCGCAAGCATCTTTAATTGCAACCGTTTTAGCCAATGGGAACGCCATTGATAACGCGCCATTGTTAATGCTTGCTAGATCGGCAACACTGCAACCTTTTTTAGTTTGAAGTTGAGCAGCTCCAATGCCGTCATGATAATTCCATTCATTTGTTACTGGGTGCAAGTAATGAACGCGAACAGTAACCCAAACACCGTTGAAAGCTGTACCCTGCCCAGTAATTTCAATTTTCCACTGCGGAAAAATTGCTTTCATTAATGTTTCGACTTTATCAATTGGTAAATACCGATAACCAGCAATATACGGGTGTTTTTTTACCCACTCCTCAATAGGTTGCTGATTCATAAGATCATCAAATTTTTTGACGTTTGGGTTGATGACAACCCCATTTTTTATATCATCTAATGTTGCTAATTGCATATTTTCACCTTTTTTATTATGAATCACCGCGATTCGTGTTAAATTATAAAATAAAGATTTACAGAAGTAAAGAAAAGTTTTATTATACAACCACCAAAAGAAAAGAGGAAATCATGGATTTAATAAATATTGTTAATTATTTTGGTAGCAAGCAAAAACTTGCTCAAGCAATTGGAACATCAAAGCAAAACGTAAACATTTGGAAAGATAAAGGTTATGTTCCAACAAAATGGGCTATTGAGATTGAAAAAGCATCTAATGGCGAAATTCAAAGATCAGAAATAAGACCGGATATTTTTACATGATAAAAGACAGAGATTATCAAATAAACGCCATACAAGGCGTAAGAAACGCAATTTTTAACGGTAGTAAGCGTGTTCTGGTACAAGCATCAACAGGAGCAGGTAAAACGCATATAGCTGCGCGTATTATTGAATCAGCAGTAAACAAAGGTAAGCGTGTGCTATTTGTCGCGCATAGAAAAGAGATCATTGGGCAATCTTCATTAAAACTTGATTCAATGGATATTGAACATGGGATTATTATGGCAAATCACCCACGCTATAAACCAACAGAGCTGGTTCAAGTTGCAAGCGTTCAAACATTGCGCGTTAGACATAAACCAAAAGCCGATATTGTTTTTTTTGATGAGGCACATTTAAGCGTTTCAAAATCATTTTTAGATCTTGTTGAGCATTATAAAGAATCAATTATTATTGGATTAACCGCCACGCCTGTTCGTACTGATGGGCGTGGACTTGGTGAAATATATCAACACATGACGCAAGTCGTCCCAATGCGTGAATTGATTGAACAAGGTTTTTTAGTTCAACCACGAGTTTTTGCACCTTTTGTTCCAAATTTAGGAAATTTTAAAGTTGTTCGCGGTGATTATGATGCAACGCAAGTTGCAGCGGAGATGGATAAATCAAGTATTACGGGCGATATTGTTAAGCATTGGAAGCAACACGCGCAAGGAAGATCAACAATTTGTTTTGCTTCAAGCGTGGCGCACAGTGAACATATTGTTGATGAATTTAATGCTAACGGTATAACTGCAAAGCATTTAGACGCCAAAACACCCGCGCATTTGCGCGATAAAATCATTGATGACTTCAAAATCGGTAAATTTAAAGTGCTTTCAAATATGGGTATTTTAATTGAAGGTTTTGATTATCCTGAAACATCCTGCGTTATTCTTGCAAGACCAACTCAATCAGTAACGATTTATTTGCAAGCGGTTGGACGCGGTATGCGTACTGCTTGTGGCAAAGATGATGTAATTATTTTAGATCATGCTGGATTAACACACTTGCATGGATTTGTTACTGATGATAGAGAATGGTCACTTGATGGCAGAAAAAAGAAATCAAGAAAAAATGCTGAAGATAAAGCATTATCGGTGCATATTTGCGTTAAATGTTTTTGTGCTTACAGTAAACAAGAGCATCCAGATGCTTGTCCTGAATGTGGCAAAGAAACAGAAAAACGCGCAATTATTGAAGTTGATACTGATGCACAACTTGTTGAGATTGTGCCAAAAGAAGTAATAAAGGCACAAAAACGAATGGAGCTGGTGCAAGCAAGAACATTAGAGGAGCTTGTTGATCTTGGACGCTCGCGTGGTTATCAATACCCAGTGCAATGGGCAAAACGAATTATTGAACAGCGAAATGCTTGGCAGAATAAAAAACGTGGGGTGTTGTTATGAGTAAACCAGATGAATCAAGCCGTATTTATTCTGATTCTTCTATATCAGGAGAATTGATATATGGAATTCCTTCTCTTACTATAATTACTGATGCGTTTGACGATATTAAACATACTCACCGAATTATGTTTGATAATGTAAAAATAGCCGAAGAAATGGCTAATCAATTATTGCAGTTAGTTTTTGAACATACTGAAAAAGGGTGATGGCATGAGATTCGGGTACGAAGGAATAAAAAGCGTTAAAAGTGGATCAGTGAGATTAGCGGAAAATAATAAAACGGTTAATAAAGTATATTTAGATTTAGTTGATGAGCTTGAAAACACTGCTAATTTTACGTTTTCTATAGATCAAGCCGAACACGTTGCTAATCAATTATTGCAGGCAGTTTTTGAGCTTACTGAGAGCAAGCCAGAAGATAGGAATCATCGACAAATGTGGAACGATATATTGTCTATAATACTACTTGGGGAGCCGTATATGTCAGAATTTCATCGATTTGTTGACCGTCTTGTCTTTAATAGATTTGAACCTTATAACGGAGATTTGCATTTAACATCAAACGCTATAAATAAAAATGTTATTGGCAATGTAATCGAGTGTATGTTTGACGCTCTCAATGGTTACGATACTGGTTATCACCCAGTTATGAAAATAATAATACATGACAACATTGATAAAAAAGAATATCACTTTAAATTTAATGGTGAGAAACAGGTATTTGATTTATGACCGAGCAACAAATCCAACAGGAAATTAGGCTTGCAGTTGCATCACCTACCATAAGACTATTTAGAAACAACGTAGGCAAAATTAAAGACGTTACAGGGCGTTTAGTAACATTTGGTTTGTGCAATGGCAGTGCTGACCTTATCGGCTTTAAATCGGTCACTATTACGCCAGAAATGGTAGGTCAAAATATTGCAGTTTTTGTTAGTCTTGAAGTAAAAACACCAAAAGGAAAAATATCTGAACCGCAACAGGCGTGGTGTGATATGGTAGCCAGCCGCGGTGGAATTGCGGGAATTTGTCGAAGTGTTGAAGATGCAAAGGAACTTTTAAAATGACAATATCACGACTTAAAAAACTAGCCTATTCACAACAATTCCACGGAAAACCTACAATTGACGGCTGGAAAACATGCCATTTATATCTAGGCAGCAACTCGTGGCAAGCTAAAGAAGATATTTCAACAGATAGCGTTATTTTGCCTGCTGGTGACAATCCAGCGAATTATGATTGGTCTATTATGCGTGGAAATATTATCTTCGCGTCAGTGCTTGGTAATTGCGATTTAACCTATAGAAAGCGTGTGGCTTTGTACGCTTTGCGCGGTGGGGCTTATCAAATACGATTCAAAATAAAACAAGAAATAGAATTATGCGGTTATCCATTGGAGATATTTAATTATGACGAGCGTTACGATGCCTAAAAAAAATAAACACGATCTTGAAGAAGAATTTAAGGAGGAAATAGTCCAAGTTGATAGCCGACTAATTGATTCACCTGATTATCTTTTACAAAATTACATCATGCTTCACGGTACAAATTGCGTTTGGGATATATCAACAGGAGCAATGCTTAAAGTTGAGCATCTTAAAATGTCATTTCCTATTTCTTATAAAATATGGCAATCGCAACCATCACGAAAAATTATTCCTGCAACTGATCTTGTTTTTTCACCAAAAGGCGTTGGCAAAGATCAGATAAATATGTTTACAGGGATAAAAATGCGCCCAAGTTATGGGAACGGATATAAAGCATGGAATATGCACTTAATGGATATTTGTAATGATGACATGAAGTCTGTAAAATGGATAACATCGTGGTTTGCTTATCAATTGCAAAATCTAGGCTCTAAGATGCGCACGTCACTTGTTATTTATGGAGACGAGGGAACAGGGAAGAATATTTTAGTAAACGCCATAAAAGAGATTTACGGGCAATATGGCGATGAAATAGGGCAATCGCAAATTGAATCACAATTTAATGCGTGGGCATCGTGTAAATTATTTCTTGTCGCTAACGAAGTTGTATCAAGGCGAGAACGCAGGCACATTAAAGGAAAGTTAAAACAGCTAATCACAGAGCCTTTTGTATATATTAACCAAAAATCAATGCCTGAACGTGTTGAGCCTAATTATGCAAACTTTGTATTTTTATCTAATGAAGATGTGCCAATTGATGCAAACGAAGGAGATCGCAGGTTTCAATTCATAGAAGTTAAATTAAAACCGCACATGACACACGATCATTTTACGCAATTAAAATCAGATATTATTATTTCAGATTTATATGGTTATTTGCTCAGTTATGATTATGGTGATTTTAACGAGCATACAAAGCCGCTATTAAACGAAGCAAAACAAAAGGTGACAGATGCTAACCTTCCAAGTGAACAAGCGTTCATGCGCGATTGGCTGACAAATAAAACAATTTTTCCAATTGAAACAGTATCAGCAACGACACTTTATTGGGCTTATAAATGTTGGGCAGCAGAAAACGGTGAGACTTATACTTGCACACAAACGACATTTGGTAGAGTTGTTGGTCGAATTGACCACATAGTGAAAGCGTTTGTTTCAATTAAATTTACATCGAGAAAAATAACAGTTTACTTTATGGATAAGAATGTTGTAACGTCAAGCATAGACGACACCACGACCAAAAAATTCGATGACATGGTTTTACAGCAAAAAATGAAATATAAGCTCTAATTTGTAACAGTTATGCCTGTTTTTGTAACAGTTAAAGCAAACCCCTACAAAAATAACTTTATAAGATTCAACGTCTTGTAACAGTTGTAACAGTTGTAGGGGTTTTTTTATGTTTTTCACCTGAATTATAATAAAACTTGTTTTTTATAAATAACTATTACAACTATTACAAGTCTATAATATATAAAGAAAAAACTACTACAAAAACTACTACAAAACTATTACAAACTGTTACAACAAAAAAGCGCACAAATTGCGTTAATAATAAAATAATTATTTACATATTGGCTAAAGAGATTATAATAAAAGCACGTTTTAAATTTGCTTGAGCAGAAGTGTTAAATTTAAAACTCACCTTTTAGCCTCTTTTAACTTATCCTGCTCGGTTAGTTACTAGGGGTTTTTTAATTTTTACACTAACCAACCCAGAAATCACTTTTTAATATTGGCGATTTATCAATGACTGGGTTGGTTGGTGACAAGCCTAGCCGTTAGGGTCGGGGTTCTTGTTGACAGCTTGGAAAGACAAGCACTATGAAGCATAGCAACTAAAGGCTGGTTAGCTACCAGTGAGGTCTAACGTTAAAATGTCATTGATTTGGGTTCAACTCCCAATAGTTGCTATGACTTGATAGTTAATGTGCAGGCTGATGCGCAGGAAGCTGGTGAGAAACTCCATTGCATCATAACTCACGGATTGCAATAAGCCGGAGATCAGCACCGGCAACTATCAAATTTAAACACGGCCACCACTCATTGCAGTTTATGGCGTGGTGGTTTTTTAACCATGAAGAATTAAACCCTAACGCGTGTCCTCTCGCACGGGAAAAAGACGGGAGCAGTTTTACCGCAGCATTTCTGATAATTTTGCACTGCGGGGTTATGGTTTAATTACTTGATGGTTAACTTAAACAGGAACAAGAATGAAAAATACACTGACAGATTTAAACAATCATTTATTTGCTCAAATGGAAAGATTGAGCGAAGAATCATTAAGTGTTGAGCAACTTGCTTTTGAAGCAGAACGCTCAAAAAGTTTGACGATTATTGCGCGTACAATTGTGGATAATGCGCGTTTAGTCCTTGATGCACAAACACGCATTAATGACATTCCAGAACGCAAAGAACTTCCTGCTATTTTAAAATGAACAGTGGACGGTTTCAGAAAGGGTTTACGCCTTGGAATAAAGGCGTTAAAAAATCAACTGGTGAATCAAAAACTCGATTCAAAAAAGGAAATGAAACATGGAACACTCGACCATTAGGTGATGAGCATGTTGATAATGATGGGTATATTCGTGTTAAAGTGGCTGAAACAGGAACAAAAAAAGAACGCTGGCAATTAAAACATCGATTAATTTATGCTAAACATTATGGCGAAATAACAGGTGAAACTATTGTTAGGTTTTATGATAACGACAAACAAAACATGAATATCGAAAATCTTTATGCGGTAACAAAAGCTGAAAACGCTGTTTTAAACCGGTTAAAATTTGCTAATGAACCAATCGAATTAAAGCCAACTATACTCGCTATGGTTAGAATGTGCTTAAAAGCAAAGATTCCTTATAGGGTAAAAAATGGAAATTACACAACGCAAAACGGCTGATTTGATACCGTATGTGAACAACGCACGAACGCACAGCGAGCAGCAGGTTTTGCAAATCGCTGCAAGCATAAAAGAGTTTGGTTTTAATTCGCCTGTCTTGGTTGATGGTGAGAATGGCATTATTGCCGGTCATGGTCGCGTTATGGCGGCTAAAAAGTTAAATCTTGATGAAGTACCAACCATTGAGCTTAAACACCTCACTAAGACGCAAAAGAAAGCATATATTCTTGCAGATAATCGTTTGGCGTTGAATAGTGGTTGGGATAATGATTTGTTGGCGTTAGAGCTGGGTGAATTATCCGATGACGGGTTTGATTTGGATTTGCTTGGGTTTGATGATACAGAATTATCATTGCTTGATGAAGTAGAGCAAACAGAAGGTTTAACAGACGAGGACGCTGTGCCTGATGTGCCAGACGATCCTATTACTAAACTTGGTGATGTTTGGCTACTTGGAAATCATCGGTTGATGTGTGGAGATAGTACAAGTATTGATGCGGTAAATAATCTGCTTTTAAACCAAAAGGCGCAAATGGTTCACACTGACCCGCCATATGGTGTGACTTACCAATCGAATATGCGTACAAAGTCAGCTAAGTTTGAAGTTTTGCAAAATGATGATGTTTTTTTAGATATTGCACCAACTATTGCAGCATGTTCGGATGGATGGGTTTTCGTATGGACAAGCTGGAAAGTTATTACAAAATGGATTGATGCTTTTAATGTTTTTGATTACCCAACTAATCAGGTTATATGGTTTAAAGCGGGTGGTGGAATAGGTGATTTAAAAAAAACATTTAGCAGCGACTATGAAACTGCTTTAGTTTGGCATCGTGGAGCAGAACTAACAGGAAAGAGAGTAGGAAGCGTGTGGAAGGTTGGTAAAGACGGCTCTAGCAAATATCTGCACCCTACGCAAAAACCAGTAGCGTTGGCAGAGGAAGCGATAGATAAAACAACTAAGGCAGGATGGATTGTTTTAGATTTATTTGGCGGAAGCGGGTCAACATTGATTGCTTGCGAAAAAACAGGACGCATTAACCGCAGCATGGAACTTGACCCAAAGTATTGCGATGTTATCGTAAAACGCTGGCAAGACTTCACAGGCAGGCAAGCCACATTAGAATCAACGGGTGAAACTTATGGCTCTCACACCTAAACAAGAACGCTTTGCACAACTCGTTGCAGAAGGCAAAACACAGGCTGACGCTTATCGTGGGGCTTACGATGTTGGCGAAAATACTAAAGCGGCAACAGTTATTAAAAGAGCTGGCGAGCTAATGACAGACGGGGCTATAACGGGGCGTATTGAAGAACTACGCAAACCAATCATTGAAGCCGTTGGCATTACACTTGAATCGCATTTAAAAGACTTGATGACGTTGCGCAACCTTGCTGTAAAAAACAATCAAATCAATGCGGCAATTACGGCTGAAATTGCCAGAGGTAAAGCAGCAGGCGTATCAACAGATCGTGTTGAAGCAACTATAAAAACAGGATACACATTTGTGGTTGAGCGGGCAGCGCGTGAAGATTAGGCTTAAGTTAACTAAACCCCAAGAAGATTTTATCTTCAGTGAAGCAATCCACCCTGCAATGGTGGCGGGATATGGCGCGGGGAAATCACAAGCCGCTGTCATTCGATTAGCCTTGCTTGCACTTAAATACGATGGCTTATCGTTTGGGTTTGTTGAGCCTACTTATGACCTTATCAGGTTAATTGCTTTCCCACGATTTCAAGAAATACTTGATGAATGGGGTGTGAAATATAATCTTAATAAAGCTGATGCAATTATCAAACTCGAAAACAATTCGCAGATCATTTTCAGATCAGCAGACAACCCAGAGCGTTTAGTTGGTTTTCAATTAGCCGATGCAGTTATCGATGAAGCCGATACGTTGCGTGTTGACCAAGCCAAACTGGTTTGGACTAAAATGCTTGGACGGATTAGAGAACGAAAACCAGACAACTCGCCTAACACGCTTGCAGCAGTATCAACACCTGAAGGCTTTGCTTTTATGTACGAAATGTGGGGAAAAGAACAGCGCGAAGGCTACGAGTTAATCAAAGCACCTACTTCAAGCAATCCCTATTTGCCCGATGGCTACATTAAGCAACTTGAAGCAACGTATTCAAGCGCACAATTATCCGCGTATCTTGATGGCAATTTTGTAAACCTTAACGCTGGGAGCGTCTACCATGAGTTTGACAGAAATCTTAATTCATCCATTGAAGTTATTAATTCAGACGATGTTTTGCATGTTGGGTTGGATTTTAACGTTTCCAATATGTCTGCTGTTATTCATGTATTGCGCGGTGACAGCGTTCATGTTGTTAATGAGCTCACTGGCGTGTTCGATACGCCAACAATGGCGCGGTTACTAAAAGAACGCTACCCAACGCACAGGATTTTAATTTATCCTGATGCAAGCGGTAACGCTCGAAAATCAAACAACGCAAGCGAATCAGATCACAGCATTTTGCGCTCGTACGGGTTGCAAGTGTTGGTTAATTCACGCAACCCATTCATTAAAGATCGCGTGTTATCGGTTAACGCTATGATTCACAATTTAGGCGCAAGACGTTATTTTGTTAATGCGCAGTATTGTCCAATGCTGGTTGAATCACTTGAAAAGCAATGCTATGCAAAAACGGGTGAGCCTGACAAAGCTGGTGGATTTGATCACGTTGTTGATGCAACAGGTTATTTTATTGCGTATAGATACCCGCTAGTGAATAATAGACCAACATTTGCAGCAATTACAGGAATATAAAAATGGCAGTAGACACTAAAAATTCGGAGTATCACGAATATTATGAGCAGTGGAAACGATGCGAACACGCAGCAGAAGGGCAAGACGAGATCCACGAATATGGTATTAAATACCTTCCACGCCTAAGCGGTCAAACTGACGCTGAATATTATGCTTACAAACAGCGGGCACTTTATTACAACGCTACAAATCGCACAATCGACGGCTTAACGGGAATGCTATTCCTAAAACCCGAAGTCATCACAGCACCAGCGGCAATGGATAATATTATTGCAGACGTGACAATGGGCGGGTTATCGTTGCATCAATTTGCTGAAATGGTAGCAGAAGAAGTTATTACTATCGGACGTTGTGCCGTGCTTGTCGATTTTCCACCCATTGTTAATGCGGTAACACTTGCACAAGCACAGGCACAAGGCGCAAGACCTTACGCGACCATGTACGATGCAGAATCAATTATAAACTGGAAAACGGGGCGCATTAACAACGTTGAACAGTTAACACTTGTTGTGCTTGAAGAAGAAAACGAGATTGCAGTTGATGAGTTTGAATCTAAATGCGAACCACAATGGCGCGTTTTAGATTTAGGCGATGGTGGTATTTATCGTCAACGTGTTTTCCGTAAAGACAAGCGCGGTGAGTTTATTTTAGTGGATGAAATTTACCCACAAATAAACGGCAAAGCATTAAACAAAATACCGTTTGAGTTTTTTGGTGTTCGTGATAATTCACCCTGCGTGGATAAACCGCCATTGCTTGACCTTGTTGACGTGAATTTATCGCATTACAGAACCACAGCCGATTATGAACATGGCTTGCACTTTACTGGACTACCAACACCAGTTGTGACAGGATATTATTCAGACGATAAAAGCGCGTCACTTCGCATTGGTAGCGGCACGGCATGGTTATTGCCAGACCCGCAATCAAAAGCATTTTATCTTGAATTTACAGGTCAAGGTTTGGGTGAATTGCGGGAAGCATTGCGCTCAAAAGAAGCAATGATGGCAACGCTTGGAGCGCGAATCTTAGCACCTGAAAAACGCGCAGCAGAATCAGCGCAAACGGCTAATATTCATAGATCAAGCGAAAACAGCGTATTGGCTTCAATTTCACAATCAATTAGCATTGGATTGACGCACGTTATGGAGTATTTGCGCGATTGGTCAGGCGTAACTGGTGATGTTAAGATTGAATTAAACCGTGATTTTATTCCAAACTCAATGACAGCTCAGGACGTGGACGTATTGGTTAAAAGTTGGCAAGCTGGCGCAATATCTGCAAATGTTTTATTTGAAAATCTTGTTGCTGGAGATATTATTTCCCAAGAAACAAGTTTTGATGACGAACAAGAAAGAATAAAATCTAATCCTGCAGGAAGCATGATGTGATATAATGAACAAGCCTAAAAACCACTGCAAATGATTTTTAGGCTTTCATCAATTATGAACATACGAGGTTCACATGACTATAGAAAGTTTATCACACAAAAGCGGTATTTATAAAATAACAAATACTGTTAATCAAAAAATATATGTTGGAAGCGCAATAAATATACAGGCGCGATTTAATTTACATAAAACTAATTTACGCGCAAATAAGCATCACTCTAAAAAACTTCAAAACGCGTGGAATAAATACGGTCAATCATGTTTTTGTTTTTCGGTAATTGAATTCACAGAAAAGGAAAACTTAATCGCTAGAGAGCAATTTTATTTAGATTCACTAAATCCATTTGGTGTGAACGGATATAACACCTGTAGGGTAGCTGGTTCAATTCTTGGAGTAAAAAGAAGTGATGAAACAAAAGAAAAATTGAGAGTTGCATCTGGCAGTAGAAGACACACAGAAGAGGCAAAAAATAAAATTTCAGAGTCAAAAAAAGGATGCAAATATCAACCTTTATCAGAAGAGCGCAAGAAAATACAATCAGAAAAAATGAAAGGTAGAAAACTTTCACCAGAGCATCGCGCAAAATGCTCATTAGGAATGATTGGTAAAAAACATAGTGAAGAAACAAAAAGAAAAATGTCAGAAGCTCAAAAAAGAATATCACCAGAAGTAAGGCAAAAAATGAACGAAAATAATAAGCTTAGAGTAACGGACGAATTTAGAAAAAAATGCAGTATTGCATCAACAGGAAGGCTACACTCTCAAGAAACAAAAAAAATAATGTCTGAGGCAAGAATGGGGTCAAAGCTTTCAACAGAAACAATTGCCAAAAGAACAGAAACAAGAAGAAACAACGCTAAACTATTAGGAAAAAAATACTAATGGAAGAATCAGCAAACACGCAACTGCGCGATAAAACGATTGCACATGAAATTTATTTGCAAAGAATGTATGGGGGAACAACTAAAGACATAATGAAACTTCTTAAAGAAGTAGAAAAAGATTTAGTTGCAAAGTTGCGTGTTATGGATATGAATAGCGAATGGAGCATTGCGCGTATTGATGCACAGCTTCAATCGGTTCGCGCTATTATGAGTGAAGGCTATTCCCTTATTGGCAAAGAGCTAACGCAACAAATGAAAGACGCAGCAGAGTATGAGCAAGAATGGCAAATCAAAGCCATTGATGATTCAACGCATGTTGTGCTGGACATGGTAGCGGTTGCGCCCGTGACGTTATTTGCTGCGATTGAATCAAAACCGCTGCAGGGAAAACTGATTAAAGAATGGATTGATAAATTAGATCAAGATAGTTACACGCGCATACAGGACGCGGTTAGGATTGGCTTAGTTGAAGGGCAATCTTACAGTGACGTGGTTAAACGCATTACCGGCACAAAAGCATTGCAATACACTGATGGTGTGATGGCATTAAACGCACGTCAAACGCAGGCATTGGTATCAACTGCAATGGCACACGCTACTAATACCGCGCGTGATGAGTTTTATCAAAACAATAATGATCTGTTTAGTGGGTTGCAGTGGGTAAGCACGCTCGATGGTCGGACTACATCAATATGCCAAGCGCGTGACGGGAAAATATATCCGCTTGATAGTGGCGTTAGACCTCCCGCGCATTTTAGATGCAGATCGGCAATGGTCAGTGTTTTAAAATCATGGCAAGCGTTGGGTATTAAAAATCCAGACGGAAGAACACGCGCATCAATGGACGGGCAAGTTGCGCAAACTGAAACTTATCAAACATGGCTTAAGAAAAAACCAGATGCTTTTCAAGATGAAGTGTTAGGAAAAGAAAAAGCACAAATGTTTCGTGATGGAATGCCACTTGATAGATTTGTCGATGCAAGTGGTAAGACTTTAACACTTGAGCAATTAAAGAAAATTGAGGAATAAACCAGTAGTCAAGTAATCCTTGACAGTTGAAAAAACCGCTTGTTTATGGCGGCTTAATTTTTATTGTGAGCTAATAAAACTACCAAGCGCAGCTATATTTGATTCAATTAAACCAATTGAAAAATTGCCACAACAAATGTTTTTTATTCCATCAATTAACAAAATAAATAATGAAATGTTCATAAAAACAACTTGCATTACTTGAATTGTGGTCATTTCATTTTCTCCGTAACTAATTCATTAATTTTTGAGCTTATTCCGCCCTGTTGTTTTAACCATTCAACTTGAGACGGTTTTAACGTTATGTTGATTCTAACAACTCTCTCGGAGTTATCGCCTATTTTTTTTCTGCCTGCCATTGTTTACTCCTTATTCTTCACTAAATCCAAAAATTGCAATCATGTTGTTATCCCAAAATCTTTTTTGTTTTTCATCAAATTGTGAATAATAAAGTGGGTTGCGTTGGTTGGTTGCCATATTGTTAAGTTTATTAAGCGCGTCTTGTTTTTCTTCATCAGTTGTAAATTTATTTGATACAACATGAAAAACAATTGTTGATTGTTGAATTAACGCTAAATGACGTTTTGTAAATTGGTAAATCATTTTCTTATCCTTTTTTTTTAAATTGCCCCGCTTGTTAGGCTGGGCGTAATTATTAAATAACGATTTCTAAAATCAAATCTAATTTGCTTTCTAAATATTCTTTCATCATGCCTTTAGTCCAAGCACCGTTGTCTACCATTTCGCGTGCAAAGTTATAATTTTCTACGCTTGATAATTCTACTACTTCGCTTAAT